GGCGGGGCGGGCAAGGCCCGCAGTCCTTCGATCCAGCATCATCATCCGTTCGTCCGTCCTTTGCAGCCTGGCCGCGATTTCGGCCTGAAACCCCTTGAACTCGCGCAGAAACGCGGCAACCCCCGCATCATCGTCGATCCCGTCCACGTCGACCCTCCTCACCCCCGCAAACTCGGTCGCGCCACCTGCGCCTCCCTCCGCCCTTGCGGGAGAGGGACGGGAAGGGGGGGCGTCCCGCCCGAAATGGCCACCCGCGCCTCGGCAAAGGCCGCCGCCAGCACCCCCCAGGGCGCCCCCGCCGTCTTCGCCGCCACCCGCGCCGCCCGCAGCATGGGGAAGGTCACCAGCGACACCTCCCAAAGCTCGACCTCCTGCAAGACGCGCCGCCCCTCGGCATCCCGCGCTGCCCGCTTGACGCGGTAACCGATCGACAGCCCGTCGATGGCCCCCGCCGCAACAAGCGCCGCCGCCTCGCGCGCCCGCGCCACCTCGGGCAAGAGGCGGCCCTTGACGCGCAGGCCGATGGAATCCTCAGCCACCGTCTCCCAGACGCCGATCACCTCGGCGGGATTGTGCTGCCAGAGCATCGCCACCCGCCGCCCGGCCCTGACCGAGGCCGCAAAGGCACCCGGCGCCACCACGTCGCCGCCCTGGTCCGGCAGGCCGAAGACCGAGGCATAGCCCTCGATCCCCGCGCCATCCGTCAGGCAAAGCCCCGCCTGGGGCCGGTGGAACTTGCGTTCCAGACCCTCGCCATCCTGTCCCATCTTTCCCCCGCTACCGGATCGCCGCCCCGATCAGCGCCTCGGCGCCCTGCGCCAGAAGAAACGCCGCAACACCGTAAACCGCGAGCCACAAACGCCTTTCCAGCCGCTCCAGCGCATTGTCGATCTGCGTCAGCCGCCGCTCCAGCGCCGCCCACCGCTCCTCGGCCACCCGCTCGTTCGCCTCGATCCGTGCTGCCGCCGCATCGAAACTGTCATACAGAAACCGGGAGCCGCCCGTTGTCATGCGCCGCGTGCTCATGCCTCCTCCGGCATCGGCGGCAGGCCCAGCAGCGCCCGCTTCTCGGCCACCGTCAGGAAATCGGCCGCCGCCACCCGCGACCATTGCGCATCCCGCTCGGCCGCCAGTGCCGGCACCTGGTCGAGGTCGGGGCGCAGTTCCACCGCCTCGCCGCCATAGCCCTGCAGCCAGCCCGACAGCGCCGCCATGACCTTGGCGGCCAGCGGCAGCACCGTCAGCCGGAAGAACGCCCGGTTCGCCTCCTGATAGTTGGCATAGGTCGCATCGCCCGGGATCCCCACCAGCATGGGCGGCACGCCGAAAGCCACCGCAATCTCGCGCGCCGCCGCCTCCTTGGTCTGGTGGAACTCCATGTCGCTGGGCGAAAAGCCCATCGGCTTCCAGTCGAGCCCCCCCTCCAGCAGCATCGGCCGCCCGGCATTGCGCGCGCCCTGATGGTTCGCCTCCAGCTCTTCCACCAGCCGCTCGTACTGATCCGGCGCCAGCGTCCCCGCCCCGTCCGCGCCCCGATAGACGATCGCGCCCGACGGACGCGCGGCATTGTCCAGAAGCGCCTTCGACCAGCGCGAGGCCGCATTGTGCACGTCGAGCGCCGTCGCCGCCGCCTGCAAGGGCGAGAAGCCGTAATGGTCATCCCCCGGATGAAACGCCTTGATATGGCACACCGGCGGCGGCCCCTCGCCCACCACGAAGCGATGCTTGCGCGCGCCGACCGCATAATCCCACGCCATGGGCCATCCATCCGCCCCATGCAATTCCGCCGGCCAGCCCGCGCCCCCCGGCACCGCCTCGACATAGGCGTTGCCCGACAAGAGAAGCTGCGCATAGACCGCCTCGAGGAACTCCGCCCGCCCCTGCGCCGCGTTCGGGCGGCGCATCAGCGACAAAAGCGGATGCACGTCATACCGCCGCTCGTCGTCCTGCGCGACCAGCGGCAGCGCCGCCGCCGCCTCGGCGATCAGGCGCACCACCCGGAAACACACCGGGTTGCCCTGGAACCCCGCGCGCGTCAGGCTGACCGTGTCGCGCGGGCTCCAGGCCGCGCGACCTGCGGTCTGAAACGCGATCACCGGCCCGGTCGCCGAGGCCTTGACCTCGCGCCGCTCGAATTCACCCATATCCTCAACTCCTGCTGCCGCCCGCCGACCGGGCGAGGGCCGATGCAACCGTTCAGCCAGGGCCGACGGCCGCCGTGGTGGCGCCTCCCTGCCCCTTGTGGGGGAGGGATGGGGATGGGGGGGCACCCCGCCGGACCCCCTCAGAGCATCCGCACCCGCGGCCGGCGCCAGCTCGAGACCGGATCGATCATCAGATCCGTGATTGCCCAGACCAGCGCATCCACCCGGTCGGGGCTGCCCCTGCCGGCATACCCCTGCACGGTCATCCGCGCCATCTGGTCCTCCAGCGCCACAAGGCCGCGCTTGTGCTTCACCCGCCCCTGCTCATAGAGCGCCGCCACCGGCTCGGCCCGCGCCGTCTTGCCCCGGCTTGCATGCACACCGCGATAGGGCAGGAACGCATCCACCTGCCGCAGCACCGCCTCGACCATCGCCCCGCCCTGGTTCTGCTCGGCCACCACGCGGTCGGCACCATGCCGGCGGAACGCCGCCACCGCCGCCTCGGCCCAGACCTGCGGCGACCCCGCGACCGAACAATCCTCCAGCACATAGGCGCACCAGTCGCGCGGCTCGCCCTCCATCACCACGCCTGCGACCACGATCCCGCACTCGTCCGAGGTGTTGCTCCCCGTCGCCGGCGGGTCCACCGCCACCACGACGCGCGTCAGGTCGGGCACCTGATCCACCTTGCAGGCGTCGAGACAGGCATTGGTCCACAGCGCCCCCTCGACATCCTCGAGGAGGAGGCCATCAAGCTCCTGCCGCCCCAGCCGCTGCCCGCCATACCGCTCGCGCACCTCGGCGAGGAACGAGGCCGCGAGATAGGCCCTGTTCGCCTCGGTCGGCGCATGCGTCACCACCGTCGAGGGGTTGCGCAGGATCGCTTTCAGAACGCCGATGTTCTGCGGCGTCGTCGTCACCACCTGCCGCGGATGCTCGCCCAGCCGCAGCGCGAACTGCAGCATGTCCCAGGCCTCCTCGGCGCGTTTCCACTTCGCCAGCTCGTCCGCCCAGGCCGCATCGAACTGCGGCCCGCGCAGCGAATCCGGGTCATGCGCGGAGAAGACCTGCGCCACCGCGCCGTTCGGCCAGACGAGCCGCCTGCGCGTTGCCTCCCACACGGGGCGGCGGTCGGGGGGCGTGCAGGCCATGATCCCGCTGTCGCCGAACACCATCACCTCGCGCACCTGATCGACCGTCTCGCCGACAAGGGCGATCCGGCTTGCCTGCCCCGGATCGGTCGGCCGCGCGCCTTCAACCTGCGCGCGCACCCATTCGGCCCCGGCGCGGGTCTTGCCCGCGCCGCGCCCGCCCATGATCACCCAGGTTCGCCACGCCCCCTCGGGCGGCAGCTGGTGCGGCAGCGCCCAGAACTCGAACAGCCACGGCAGGGCCAGGAGCGCCTGGTCCGAAAGCCCGCCGAGGAACGCATCAACCTGATCCTGCCTCGCGGAGGCAAGCCAGACGGCGCCCGATCTCATCGCGCGCCGCGTCGAGGTCAAGCCCGGGACCGTTCCCGATCCCCCCGTAATCCTTGCGAAGTTTGTCAATGGCCGCCCTTTCGTTCAGGACCAGCTTGAGCGCGTCCTTGAGGTCGCGCGTATAGGTCATCACCTCGCGCGTATTGTTCCGACGCTCTTCCTTCACTTCCCGGATGAGCATCGTGAAGATTTCTGCCGCCGTCGTGTAAAGTTCCCACGCCCCGTCGAGTGCCACCTCCGGGTCGTGATCAGCCTTCACGCGAGTCTGGATCGTCATGCCTGATGTGCCCGCTCTCATGCCCCCCGCACGAGCGACATGGAAAAGCAGCCGCGGGGTTTCCCCCGGGCTGCTTGCCCATCTCTCCTAGCATGCCTGAAGCTATACTCTCGAGCGTTCGCACGGTCAAGAGGAAAACGAAGCGATGACAAGAGGTTAGCCGAACGGCGCGTTAAGGTTTCGTTAACCCGGAGCGACGCGCGCGCCCCGCTCACTCCCCCTGCACGCCCGTGACACCCTGCTGACCCCGCGTCCGCTCGATCTCGCGCCAGCGGGCGACGTTGCGGTTGTGCTCGGCCAGCGTCTCGGCAAAGACATGCCCGCCGGTGCCGTCGGCGACAAAGTAGAGGTAGGGCGTCGCATCCGGGTTCAGCGCCGCGGCGATGGACGCGCGGCCGGGATTGGCGATCGGCGTCGGCGGCAGGCCGTCGATCACATAGGTATTCCAGGGGGTTGCCGCGCGCAGTTCGCTCTGCCGAAGGCCCCGCCCCAGCACGCCCTGCCCGCGCGTGACGCCGTAGATCACCGTCGGGTCGGTCTGCAGCCGCATCCCCCGCCGCAGCCGGTTGACGAAG